CAAAAGACGATAAAGGTAAGATTTGCTTTTATTATGATAAGGCAGAATACAGGGATTGGTATAAAAGAAACGGGGGAACTATATTGGTGTCTATTGAAGGTAGTTTATTGACTTATTTTATCGCACCACACACTTTTGTAGGATGGATGGTAAATGTACCCGAATCTGTTGTAGTATTCCCTACCTGCGATATACATTGTTGCAAGTGCGTGTTTGGCATCTGAATCAGGAATATGAATTAGCTTATCCATATTCCCATCTTCAAAGGGCATTAAAATGACTTGGTCAAATCCCCAAAACGTAAACCGCATATCATCGGACATTACAACTACTATATCTCCCCATTCAGGTAAATCCCTGTTTACTGCATGGATTTTAGAATCTGATAAACCCCATTGTATTGATACGTTTTGATATGAGTTTATACGCTCTACAACCTCTTTGTTGTTCATTGTTGGGTCATCAAGGTCAAGTGTAACGGATACATGGATATTTGCTGCATCCGCTACATTGTCCATGATTGAGTCAAGTCCTTGAAAGAATCTTTCCGGTCTACCCCGTGTCGGATATTTTATTAGTATCTTCATACTACTGCCCAAACATCGTTTACGTGAATCCAAGTACAGGATTTGTTGTTAAAGACTTGACCAACTCCCGAACCTGATGGATAAAGAACAGTTTCGCCTACTTTTACATTGGTTGCTTTATCGCAAGCTACAACTAAGCCTTCTGATAAATCTGCATTGGCTGATGCTGCAATAACAATTCCGTTAATCTCCTGTTCCTTACGTGGCAATGGCTCAACAATAAGCCTTAGATTCAATACTCCCGTTGGTAACTTTTGCATTACTTTATTTTTGGTTTATGTTTTACGAAAATTGTTTTACCTGCTTTGGGGTGCGTATTTGGTACGATAATAACAACACCATCTAATTCACGCTTTAGTGTTAGTGGTACTTTTATCGCTTGCGTATAGCCGCTATTTTTATTTCTCTTTTTCATCCCGGTAATACTTTATTTACTTCCCTTGAAGTGGTTACTAAAGATATGAACTTTAGGGCTTCATCGTATGTTGAAAAATATGCCCTGTCGTTTTCTTCATCTGTAAGATGCGATATTGGTGCAATATTAAGCGTCTTTCTGTTTACTGCCCAATATACTTTTCTTTCTGCTGTTCCTGTAAGTTCTGAAACTTTTTTTAGCTTATATGCCTCCATAAAAGCATCTAAATTGGATTCATATAACGCTTCTCTGTGGTCGAAAAATACTGTCACCCTTGATTTGTAGCAAAAATCTTTTACCATTTCATCTGTCCACGGGAAGTTGTTCATTTTGTTTAGTTTTTATTTTATGTAACAATTTATATTTTCATCTCTCCATGACCTTTGACCTTCTAATACACAAGTATCATATACAAATACTTTTTCCGTAGTATTATTGGTGTAGCACTTTAGGCAATTAAACTTAACATCTGCTTTTTCACATGACGTAAATAAAATGAGTCGCGGAAAAACTCCGCGACAAAAAATGAGCCCGCTTGAAAGCGGCGCGGCTCGCTCTTGAGCGGCTGCTGACCGAAGAGCCAGCCATAGCCGAAAGCGCGGCCGATTCCGTCAAGCGCTCCGATGCGTACCGGATTTTGGACTCTCGAAAAGCTACGCCGGTTGCCGCATCAAAACTGCGCGGGTTGCTCGCAAGTGCATGGGATCAGGCGCACGACGCTGGGTTGCTCGATCAGGATTCGCCCAACTGGTGGCGCGATGTGATGCGCGGCAAGCTCAAGAGCAAGGGCAAGATCATCGGCGGCGAACATGCCGGACCAGCGCGGCGGACTCTGAGCATTGATGAGGTTCGCACGCTGCTGGAATGGTTGCCCAACATGCACCAGATCGCGCAGGACGCGATCACGCTGTACCTGTGGACGTGCGCGCGAGGCTCCGAGATTCTTGCGATGAGGCCAGAACACTTGCGCGAGGAATCGGGCGTGCTGTGGTGGACTCTTCCTGTGATGATGACGAAAAACGCAGGAAAGCCGCACGCTGTTGATCTGCGCGTGCCACTGTTTGGTAGGGCGCTGGAAGTCGTCAGGCGCAGGCTTGAGGCTGTAGGGCCGCAGGGGTGGCTATTCGATGTTGAGGATGGCGGTCAGTACCGACAGCACTACCTAAGCACATACGTCTATGACCACCAACCCTACAGCGTGAAGTCAGTTGCTAGGCCGCACCGGCTGACATTACCTGTGACGCACTGGACGTTGCATGATCTGCGCAGGACAGGGCGCACGCTACTCGCTGGGCTGGGGTGCCCGCAGGATGTGGCCGAAGCGATATTGGGTCACATGCCTGCGGGGATTGTTAGCGTCTACAACCGGCACTCGTTCGATTCGGAGCGGGTTGTTTGGCTGGCTAGGTTGTCGGAGCTTCTTTGTCGTGCGTAACTAGGCGATCTGGTGTTCGGCAACGTGAGCGCAGCCTTTGCCTCCGCTGCGACAGCACGCCACGCATCCCGGTACTCATCGGTCATTTCGTGCCAACACAAAGTGTGCTCGCCGTCCAGTTCCGCTCGGTCGGTCTTCTGCCATACCTCGAAAAGCACTTGGCCGAACTCTGTGCTCGAAACGACGCCAGCCGGCGCGGGGGTGTTCGTGTTCATGGTGTGTCTTTCTGCGCCGTCAGGCGCGTCTCAGCGAGGGTGTTGGGATGCACGTCGCGCCATTCCCAGCGCTCGACCGTCTCAGTCCAGCGGGCCATAACCTGTTGCGCTTTACCGCACCAAAGACAAGCCCGCGTGTCGCCATCCTGCGTCCAGCGCGTGTCGTCGCCAATGAAGTGCATCTTGTGGTCCGCGTCAATAGCGCACCGGCCGTCAGCAACGTATCGCGGCCAGAAGTCGGCCACTTCCACCAGGTCGCGCATGTTCACCCAGCAGCCGCTTTCGGCTTTGGCTCCGTTGCACAGCACGTTCACCAGTCTCGCGCCGATCAAGTCGCCCAGGTCCAGCATGCCAATCCACAACACGCCGTCAGCATCGCGGTAGACGCGGCTTGTCCAGGCGTGGTGCTTCTTGCTGCGCATGGTCAGCCACTTGTAAAGGTTCGGGCTGTACTTCGCGCCGTTGCGCGGGCTCACTGCGGCCACGTCCAGGCCGTTCGGTGCAATCCCAACTCTGCAATCCATCGAATTCGCTTCGCTCATCGCTGATCTCCGGTGTTGGGCGACTCGCGCAGCCTGTCCATCCCCCTGGCCACCAGCTCGATGTCATCCTGGCATTCGACGGCGGCGCATGGGCCTTCGTGCCCCTTGGCCCTGGTACAGCGCCAGCCAAACGGCGGCAAGTCGCACCGACTATCGGCTTCGTCATAGTCGGTGCAGTCATCGCACCCGTTGCAGCCCTGCTCGCAGGTTCGCTCCGGCACAGGCCGCCCAACTCTGCAATCCATCGAATTCGCTTCGCTCATCGCTGGCCTTCGGTGTTACCAGCTCTCCCATCCCCCGACCCACTAGGCGGCAGCTTTGCGCTAACCGGCCTTGTCCTGACCCACTCGCGCAAGTTCTCCACCGGATAGCCCACAAGCCCAGCCGATATTTCTCGCGGCATCAGAAGCGGCTCAGTGCGGCTCAGTCGCTCGAAAGTGCTGACGGACATTCCGCGAATCATTGCGGCTGCTGTGGGCTTGTCTACTGCTAGAGGCTCGATGTTCATTGCGCACCGCCGATCTTTTTCGTGCGCTCAATGGCGCGGACCAGTCTCATAAGCTCATGCATTGGCGATCCAATATGGGCGTTGCACTCCATGATTTCGTCTGAGGCAAACACCTGCTCTTCAGTCAGCGGCTGCTGTGGGTGGGTGTAGACGGCCCGAATGTCGAAGTTCGCCGGGTGCCGTTGTGCGTCATCAAGTGATTTTGAAAAACTGGTGTACGTCTCATCAGGCCTTCCAGTTGCACTGCTGTGAATCCATGAATAGACGTATCCAAACGGCTCACCTTGCTCTGGAGCTGGCTCTTGCTGCGCTGCCTGCTGGGCTGGCTGGGGTGCTTCTGAAAGCGCTGCATCCCAAAGACTCTCAAAGTCGGCGCCATGCATGGAGCCACCAGCAAAAGCGCTGTCGTCAACCTTATTCACAGCCGCCCACATTTCGCGCGTCAGTTCATCCGGCACCAGTTGCCACCCTTCCGGCGCAGCAGGCACAGGCGCGAGAGCCTGGATAGCTGCCCGGGCTTTCCATGCTTCCCATGACGACTGCTCAACTCCGCCAATGTCAAGGCTTTCCGGGAAGTGCCGTGCAACTGGTCCCCACCACTGCCGCCACGCTTCGCGCTCTATCTGCTCATTCATGCTTTTCTCCCTACGTTGTAGCCCCACTGCCACACAGACAACAGGATTGCGGCGACAGACAGGCCAACTGCCCACCAATCAACGTCACACATGCTTTTCTCCCATTGCTGCGTTGATGGCTTCGCGTGCATTTCCAAACGGCTTTGATCGGTGTTCTTCGTTGTCGTCAAACCACCAAACACTGCAAGCCTCTCCGTCTTTGCTGTGGGTTACGCGAGCACTGTAAAAAATCACCCAATCCAGCCGCTCCGCATCCTTCCGCAGCGCTTCACACTCAGCACGCAGGCGCTCTAGTTCTTGCGCTGTGGTGGCAGGTTTAGTCAATGAAAGCAAATCACTTTGGTCTACTGAGGAAACCACCTCTTCAAAAGTAAAACCGCTTGGCTTGTGCATAAAACAACCATGTAATCTAAATGTGTTGTATTCGGTTAACGCATCTTCAACCTCCCAATATAGAGAGCCATTGTTAGCAGACTGCTCCGCTGCAAAAACAAGACCATTCAATGAGTTGATTTCGGCACGCAGCTTTGCGTTTTCATTGAACAGCAGCGCATAGGCTTCGTTGCTGTCGGATAGCTCTTGCTCCATTGGGGAAAGGCGGCGGAGTTCGGCGGCTGCTGAATCGCCGTAAATGATGGCGTTGTCTGAGCGGCCTGCAATCTGCATCGCCAGCCACTCGGCCTTGGTTTGTTCTGTCATGCTGAATCCTTAATGTTGCGAATTGCTCGCGTGATTTCTTCAATCTCTGCGCAAAGCTCAGGAATACCCTGAGTCGTCATGTATTGCCCATCGTCCAAGTGATGAAGCAATACCGTTGCTTTGTCGCGCAGCAACTGAGCCGCTTGTTTCTGCGCTCTGTAGAGTGTTGATAGACGGCCCACGCGGGCCATCTTTGATTCATCGGACAGATCGGGTATCACAGCGCAAGGTGAGCGCCGCGATAACTCAGCGCGTCACGGAATGGAATGTCGTCGTCCATGTCAGCGAAGCCAGAACCGCCACCGGAACTAGGTTGTGCAGCAGCACGGCCATCAGCGGGTTTTGCGGCTTTGATAGGACGGTGGTGCAGGCGCTCGACCATCTTCGGCAGCATCAGCGGAACGGTCTTTCGCTCCAGAATCTCGGTCGCTGTCAAATCGGTCTTGGCTTGGAAAATCCCAGCGATCACCATGCGCGTTCCGGTGGTCTGGTCTTTTTTCAGGTAGTCCTCGGTTTCCATCAGCAGGCCGATGGGCTTGCCACACAGATCGGGAAACACCGTGGCCTGCTTTGTGACTTCGGCATTCGCGTCGTAGTCCCATGCCTTCACCGTGCCGGTCTTCGGCTCAATGTTGCGAAGCTGCATGCAAGTCATGATTGCCATCAGCACGTCAAACCCCATGATGGTTTCGCCATTGGCCTTCTTCGTGTACAGAGACAGACTCGCCTGTTGCCCGTTGCATTCAAAGCGGAGTGCGATGCCCTTGGTCCCGGTGGTGGCGGTAATGTCTTCGGCCTGCGTGAAGACGCCGACATACTTGCCAATTTGGTTGATGCGGTTGCCGGTCTGGTCTGCTTTTTGAGCGGCTTTGGTGTCGAGTGCGTACATGGTGAGGTTCCTTTGTGATTAAGCGGGGGTGAGGTCGTAAAAGTCGCTGATTGCCTTGTCAACTTCGGCAAGGTCGTTCGGGATTGCGAGGTCTTGAAACATCCCAATCGGCGACTTGCAGCAGTCTTGTCCGTTGGTCTGCGTGCGAAAGGTGTATTGCCCGTTGATGACTTCAGTTCGCAGAACGATGGTGAAAAAGCCCTCCGGAACGATGTGTTGGTCAACTAGCTTTCCAACGGTCTTCATCCGAACGTTTCCGAATTCATCGGTATTCGTGTGTGCAAGGATGTAAACACGGCGGCGGTCATCAAGCGAACCGGCAGCATTGAAGATGTTCCAAGCGTTTTTTCCAATGTCGGTGAACTTGTCGTAACCCTTCTCGCTGGATCGGTTCATCAGTTCATTGACCATGACGGCCTGATAGTCGTCAATCACAACGATTTCTTGCGGAGAGCTGCGCATCAGTTTCTCAATCAGCACCGGGTCTGCGGTCTGAACCACATTGCCTTCTGACTTTGTGGAGAGCTTGACTTTCCACCCGGTTGACTTGAACGGAAGCGGCTTTCTGATGCACTGGATCAACAGTGTTTTGCTCGGATCAAAATTGCGAAGGCTGGTGGATTTCCCAGAACCGCTGCTACCTAGAATCAATGTTGCTGTGCTCATTTGTGGGCCTCTGTGTTAACTGTGTTGGCTTGTTGAGTGGTTAGTGAATTGCTAGTGGGTCCTCCATGCGCTCGCGCTTTTCGTTGACTGGCGGCATGTTGCTTGGCGGGTATTCATAGCCCAGCGCTTCGCACAGTTGCGGCATAAGCTTGTCGGCTGTTTCGCTTTCCATGCCCATACAAAATAGGTCTTGCTCGGTAATCATTGCAGCCTCACAGCGGTTTGATTTGCAACAGCACGGCCACGCAGATCATCAGCACACAAAAGCCGATCAGGAAAGCGCACAGCCATTCGCCAAACGTCCACGGCTCATCGCCTGCAAATTCAATCGGCTCTTTCTTTTCGCAAGCGGCCATGAATGCGCGTTGGCTGGCTTCAATGTCCAGCGGCTGGCCTGCGCGGAATCTGTTGGTTGTGTTCATTTATTCCTCCGGGTTAATTCCAAGCATGGCCTTTGCGTGGGCAATGGCGGCTTCTGCTGTGGCGTGGGCGCAGCCACGTTTTGTAGCAAGCGATTTCATTGACGGGCCTTTCCAGCAATCAAATAGATCATCGTGTACAAAATCTGGCGCATAAATGTCACCATCCGGCACAGCCTCCAGCGGCTTAGGCACCTTGAAGCCGTTCACAATGATGTGCTGCGGCTTGCGACGGATTTCCCAACGCTCTGGTCGGTAAATCCAACCTGCCCAATGTGTTCCGTCCGCCATGTCGTCCCAATTGCCATTTGTCGTGATCTCAAACTCACTCAGCGGAACGCCATCTGCAATAGCCCGGAGCACAGATGCGTGCTTGTGTTCAATCTTGCTCATATCAAATAACTCCAATCAGCGCGGCACCAATGGCCGCAAATGAAACGATGTATGCGAAGCGCAGGGCTGCTCGGGCGGCGGGTGTGTGGTGGCTCATGTCGCGCTCCCTGTGGCTTTGGCGATGGCTGTATGTAGGTTTTTGACTGCCGCTACTGCGTTTCCAGAAAAACCCGCAGGACTTTCTTGCAAGTTCACAAAGTCAGGCATAACAGCGCACCACATTGGTCGTCCTTCATTTGTGCAGCCATCTTGAAAAACAATTGGCTCCCCGTCTTTAGGGCCTCCATGTGCAGGGCAGCAATGTCCATGGCAGTAGGGTCGATTCACCCAATTAAGCAGTTCCTTTGGTAGCTGAGGGCCATTTGCAGGCTTTTGGCAAAATCCAGAAGGTGCTCCCATCATCCACATGGGAACATTGCACCGTCCTTTTTGCCAAGGCATTGTTTTTTTGTCTAGGGTGGATTGGCTCATGCCAACACCCCGCGAATCCGTTCAAGTTGCTCACGCAATTCAGCGATATGCAGCACGATTGCAGGAACATCTACATGCAGTGGGTGAATGCTGCGAAGTGCTGCGCTGTAGTACGCAATGCGTGCTAGTAGAGAGAGTTCGGTGAAGAGGTTCATTTGTCGCTTCCTTTCGGATCAGAGGCGAGGCCGCGCCATTTGATCGTGCTAGAAATCAATGATGATCCACTAATCTCTGCCCATGCGGCATCAACGCTAGGCGCTCTGAAAAACCACTGCTGACCATCAAATTTGCTGTAGCCGAAGTTTTTAATTCCACCGTAGTCACGCTCATAAACACCGGCCCGATCAGGCCTCACACCCCCATGAAACCACGGAGTAAGTTTGTCGCTCATCACATTGCCCCAATCGTTTCGGACAGAATCACGCGCTTTGTGTCTTCATCTTCAAGATAGCGAGTCGCCAGCTCACGGGTAGCCGCTGCAATCTGTGCATCAGAGTTGCGACGATCAAACATGATCTTCAGCAATTCGCTGCTTGAGATAGGGCCAAGCAACAGCGTGCTTTTGACCAACAGAGGTGCTCGTTCGTCTGCAATCAGCGAAACGAATTCGCCAAATGTTTCGGCTGTCAGTTCAGCGTTACCGCCGGCGACTTGCTCAAATCCAAAGCGATCTGCTGATTCGCTGCGCTGTGCGTTGTCGCTGTAGCGCTCGGCATCGCGAGCTGCCTGTACTTCGTGAAATGCTGGTGCGTTCATGCTGCTCTCCACTTAGATGGCGATTGAAATGCCATGCTCTTGCACGGTGAAGAAAGATGCGATGCGAGCCATGCGGGCCGCTTGCTCAACTTCTGCTTGAGTTTTCTTGCTGCCTGCGCGGTGGATGGCGGCCAATGCCCTGGCGGCATCGCTGCAAGAAATGACACCGCATTCCATGGCTGCCAATGTGCGGGACATGTCGCGTTGTTCTGCTGCTTTCATCTGCTCTCTCCTGTTTGTTGAACCGATGGATGTATTAAACACCACGTTTACACACCATGTCAACAGCAGGTGTAAACACTGTGTGTTTCTCCGACGAACGGTAAACAACAGGCGTAAAAAAACCGCCCGAAGGCGGTTGGTATGGAGCGGGCTAGATCAGAAGCACTGAACGCGCCCGTAAATGTCAGGCTTGCAGCTTGGTCGGTTCTGCTGGCCCGGCAGGATGAACGGCTGCGGAGGGCTCAGTTCGTCGCGCTGGCTGCCTCGCTGGCCCGTGTACGGGTTGGCCCCGTAGATGCTGTTCTGCGCCCCGTAGTTGTTCATGCGCGAGCTGTCAGGGGCGCTGCGCATGTGGCCCGGTACGTAGATTCCATCCTTGCGGTAATAGCCGTCTACGTATGTCTGAGCGTGCGCGGTAAGTGCCAGCATGGCGGCGGCAAGTAGTGCGATCTTTTTCATGATGTTCCTCCTGGTGAAAGTTTGCGGCGGGTTGTTACTTCGATGGCTACAGCGGCGACAGATATGGCCGGATCGTCAATCTCGATCATTGGGTAGCCGTTGTTCGACCTCAAGAACCACATGCCGCCCTCCTTGACAAGCTTACGAACCAGCGGCTCACCTGAGCGCGGGTGAAGTGCGATCACGACGCACCCAGATTCCGGGGCGGCATTGGCATCGCACAAGAGCATGGAGCCGGGCGGTATGTGGTCCTCAGGGACTGCACTCACCATCGCATCACCATTGACCTCAATCAAAAAACTCCGTGGGGTAACAGCATCTGACGCCACTACCTCATACCTGTCCTCGGGTGGGGTAAACATACCTTGCACGAATCCCTGAACCTCGTGCCAAGACAATACCGGCACTCGCTTGTGCAAGCCTACAAGTAATACATCCGTAGTAGGGGTTTCCACTTCCCCCATATTGGGGATGGATGTAACAGACAGAAGCATTCTGCCTTCGCCGGTAGTCACCCATGACGGGTTTATCCCGTGAACCTCGCCAGCTTTGAGGGCGCCAGCTTTTGAAACTCCACGGGTTTTCCAGTTGGTTATTGTTGCTGGGCTTTCGCCCATGAGCGTGGCAACCCTTCCGGGCTCAAGCGGAGCAATGGCCCTCTGCGTAAGCATGAGCGCGTCAAAAAGTCTAGAGGCTGACGGGTGCATGCCAGCATTGTCATCATCAAAGTGTTGACAAGTGTTTAAACGTGGTGTGTAATCATGCCCCATGACGACAGACACCCAACACCCAGACGCCAATCTCATCAAGTTTCTCGGCGGTCCCGCCGCCATGGCGAGAAAGCTTGATCTTACGGAGCGGCACGCAACCCAGCGCGTTGCCAACTGGATCAAGCGAGGCATTCCGCCATCCATCCGCTTGGAGCATCGCGGCCTGTTTGACAAGGCCGAACGGGCTATTGCAAAGCAATCCGCCTAACCCGTTTCCCACACGCCCGCTATGCCAACCGGCCAGCAATCCCAACGCCTCGCGCTGTTCCCTCCCTGCGGCGCGGCTACGGCAGGTGTTGTTGTGCGGGCGTGCTTTTTCTTCCATGCCGCAACTGTGCGCCTAAACGGCCAATGAGCGGAATACCTCAAACGTGTGTTTTGTCCCCTCAAATGACTATGTCCGCACATACAGCAATCAAAGGTTCTCCCAGCAGCGCACAACCCATGCGCGGCCTGTCGAAACGAGCGCAGAAGCAGCTTGCACCGGTTCGCAATGGCTTCTGCACACCGATTGAACCGGCAGGCAGCGGCATTCAGCGGCTGGCTAAGACGAAAGCGGCGATATGAGCAACGAATCAAAAAAGTTCAAACATCTTTGCGTAGGCGATGTTGTTTGTGTTGTTGACCAGCGCAGAAGGGGCTCTCTTGAGCCTGAGCCAAGGTCGGAGCAGGTTGTGCGTGTCGGGCGCAAGTTTGGATACATCAAGGGGTACGGTGATGACCGACCTTTCGACCTTGCAACTGGTGTAAGCCACCACAAAGAAGGAAATGCACGGGCTAACGGGTATGGATTTGATGTTTACAAATCTGAGGCCGATTACATCCAAGAGGTTTTTAGGGCTAGCGAGTTTCGCAGGCTCAAGCAGCGTTTGATTTCAGGTTATTCGAGCAGTCTTGTAAATCTAAGCCATGAGTGCGTTTCAAAGATTCATGCTGTTCTTGATGAAGAGTTGAAAGGCGAGCAATGAACCAACAACTAGACGCCTACACCGCTCTGTGCAAGTTCGCCAGCCGTCCGCATCGTCGTCAAAAGGCGTGGTCGCCATGCGAAGCAATTTGGATGATTGCGCTGCTGTATGGGGTGCGTTTTGAGAATGAGCGCCATTGGGGGCCGATATTCCTACGCGCCATGCGTGAAGGCGTGATTAAGCGTGCTGGGCTGTTTCCGCGTGCTAGCTCTAACGGGTCAATGCGTCCCGGCTGGGTGGGGTGTTGATATGCGAATCAAGGATTGGAATAAGTTCCAGCACTTCAAAGACCGCAAGCCGCCTTGGATCAAGTTGTACCGAGACATTCTTGATGATGTTGAGTGGCACGAGCTTCCCGCAGATAGCGCAAAGACCTTGGTAATGCTTTGGTTGATTGCTAGTGAGGACGAAGGCAACTTGCCGGAAATGAAAAAGCTGGCCTTCAGGCTCCGTATCAACACGAAAACTATTAAGGATCACATTTCGCACCTGTCTCACTGGATTGATATGGATGGATATCAAGCTGATATCACGCCGTCTCAGAAAAATTCAGTACCTGATGTTAGTGACCACCAAGAGACAGAGACAGAGACAGAGACAGAGACAGAGACAGAGACAGAGACAGAGACAGAGACAGAGACAGAGACAGAGACAGAGACAGAGACAGAGACAGAGACAGAGAAGCCGCCGCGCAAGCGCGTCAAGCCTGTTTTTTTTGAAACGCCGGATTGGATCAATCGTGAGCATTGGGATGCATGGCATTCCTGCGCCAAACGTAAGAAGGCCACTGCGGAGCAGAAGGCGCTGGCTCTTGAGACTTTGAGCGAATGGCGTACCGCTGGCCAGGACTTCGCTGGAGCGCTGAAAAACGCAGCGGTAGGGGGTTGGTCGGGGTTATTCCTTCCTAGCGCTCAAAAGGCCGCAAATCAAAGCCTGAGCTTTGCCCAGGTTGACGAACAAACCCGCCGAAAGCGTTGGGAAGAAATGACGGGTCGCAGGTGGCCCGAATCGGATGCGATGCCGGAATTCATCGACGTTGAAACAACTGTGCAGAGGATCGCATGAGTCTCCAGATGAAAGCCATTGACCGACTTTTTGAGCGCATGGCCGCTACCTACACAACGCAATGGACGCGCCAGTTCTCCGAAGTTCCGATGCAGGACGTGAAAACCGCATGGGCGCATGAGCTGGATGCATTTTCTGGCTACCTTGAGTCGATTGCATGGGCGTTGGAAAACCTTCCGCCGAAGTGCCCAAACGTGATTGAGTTCCGCAATATTTGCCGCCAAGCGCCAGCGCGTCAGGCTCCGCAACTTCCTGAACCAAAAGCAGACCCGGCCCGTGTTGCTGCTGAGTTGGCAAAGTTGGCAGATGTTCGGAAGTCTGCGCTTGTCAGCCGCACAGATGGCCGCGATTGGGCACGTCGAATCATGGAGCGCGTCAATTCTGGTCAATCAGTAAACATGACCGTAAAGATGTTTGCTCGTCAGGCGTTGGGTGAGTTGTCATGAACCACATACGAACAAACGACCCACTGCACAACTGGGCGCACCGAATCCTTGACGAAGTACGCGCAGGCATTCCGCACACGCAATCAGACATTAACAAGGCGCTTGCTGCGCTTGGGGAGCCGATATGAACGAAATAACCCTGCCATGGCCTCCCGCTGCGCTGAACCCTAACAAGCGCTGCCATTGGTCAACCAAAGCGAAGGCAGCACGAAGCTACCGCGAATCCTGCGCCGAACTGACAGAGCAATCAGGAAACTCTATCGATTGGGAAGGCGATATTCATGTCTGGATCGACTTCTACAAACCAGATCGGCGCCATCGGGATGACGACAACATGATTAGCGCATTCAAGAGTGGGCGTGATGGAATGGCCGATGCGCTCGGTGTCAATGACAAGCGGTTCCGAATTCATCCGTATGTCAAGGATGAAATTGGCGGGATGATAAAAATTCGGTTTACGAAAGGTCCGGAAGCATGAGCCAAATTCAATATCACAACCTGATGATGGTCTTGTGTTTAACCGCTTCCAACGTTACGAAAAGCAAGATTGCAGAGGGGTTTTTCATTGCCCTCTCGGCAATGCACTTTTTTATGGCGATTGTTTTAACCGTTGCGTCATTGGTGGCGAAATGAGCGAAGCACTAACCATTCAACTGAGCAACAGGCAACAGGCATGGGCTGCAATGGAAGCTCGCCTGTTCCCGTTTCTGAAGCTGGCATTGCAGGCCGACCGCCAATGGCTTCTGTCGGTCAAGCAGGCAACCCGCAGCACAGAGCAAAACCGCAGGCTGTGGGCAATGCTGAACGAAATCAGCCAGCAGGTTGATTGGTACGGCCAAAAGCTGACGCCTGCTGAATGGAAAGATGTGTTCAGTGCGGCCATGAAGCGCACAAAGGTAGTGCCAGGGCTTGATGGTGGTTTTGTTGTGTGCGGTCAATCGACCAGCAACATGACGAAATCTGAAATGAGCGAAATGCAGACGCTGATGGAAGCATTCGGAGCTGAAAAAGGCGTGAAGTTCACGGTGCAAGAATGAGATTCCAGAAATTCAACTACGTGCGCAGCCGAAAGCTATTGCAGGCTGTGGCGTCTATTCCGTGCCAGCACTGCGGGCGCGATGGGTACACACAAGCGGCTCATAGCAATCAATCAGCACACGGTAAAGGCCGGAGCATTAAAGCAAGTGACGTATTCACGGCCGCATTGTGCGATGTTTGCCACGCAGCATTAGATCAAGGCTCGCACATGAACCGAGAGCAGCGGGTGACGCTGTGGGGTGATGCATGGCGCAAGACGGTTAAGACGTTGGTATCCGGTGGCCTTTGGCCGCTGGATGTTGAGATTCCAGATATTAGAAACTTTCACTGAAATGACAAAAAAGATCATCTATCACACATTGGAAACACTTCACAACCTTTGCACCGAGTGCGGAGATTGCTGGGAATGGGGAATGAGCCTTAACAGTCAGAACATGCCGCAGACACGGCACGGCGGCAAGGTTATGGGCGCTCGCCGTCTGGCTTACGAGTTGGCAGGAAACGAAATCAAGCCGGGTAATGTGGTTTTCCCAAAGTGCAACAACCGTAAATGCATCAATCCTTCGCATACATCGCAAAGCACAAGCTCAAAGTTCATGTCAGCGAAGAACAAAACGCAGGTCAGAACCGTTGCAACGCGCAAGAAGATTTCAGACAACGCCCGCAAGAATGCAAAACTGACACCCGAGCTTGTGAACGAAATCAAAAACAGCAGCAAATCAGGCCGTCAATGGGCGCGTGATACTGGTATTGGCCTAAAAACCATCTGGAACGCTATTAACGGGCGAACGTGGAAAGAGTACGGATCGCCTTGGAGTGGATTGGGGGCGCGATCATGAGCAACATTAATGAAGTGCTTTCAGAGCGCGGAAGTCGTTACGGGAAGTTCAAGGATCACGCTGAGGTCACACAGAAGCTGAAATACATCATCCGCCTGCACATGGGGGCGCGGTACGACCGACTCGAAACCGACCAGCAGGAAGCCTTGGACATGATCGCCCACAAGATCGGGCGAATCGTCAACGGTGATCCGAACTATGCGGATAGCTGGGTGGACATTGCTGGATATGCAAAGCTGGTCGCAGACCGATTGGGAGGCGTTGAACGATGAGCCGCAAACGCTGCAAACGCAAAGTGTGGGCGCTGATTAACCCGATTCAGCATGCAATCGACGGTGCTGGAATCACCTCGCGCAATGATTTGGACAAGCTTCTATCGCGTGAACTTGCCAGCCTGGACGCATTCACTCATGGAAAGGCTCGCATGTCCGAATGGTCCGACATGGTGAACGTCAACAACCTGACGCAGACGCTCGCAAGCATGGGAGTTGGGCGCGAAGCCCTGCCAGATTGCCATAAGGCAGAAGCCGCGCTAGTTGAGGCCGCCGCACGCTACCAGAACACCAAACGCATGGGATTGAGTGGGCCTGGGATTCAAGCGCTGCGGGACGTTATCGAATGGCATGACTTGCAGCGTGCCAGCATTCCGCGCAGCCAGTACGAAGAAGCCATCCGATTGACAGGCGCACGCATCAAGAGCGGGTATTCGACGGTTGATCTGGAAAAAACGCTTGGAAAGGCTGTTGCATGAACATTCCTATATTCCTTCTGTCTCTGTTGTTTTGGTATTCAGAGACCAAATACTTTGGATGGAATGCTCTTCCACAGTCGCCTGAAGAGGTTATTTGCGATGGCATTGCAATATTGATCGGCGCGTTGTCTTTGGTAAAGGTGTGCAAATGACCTGCCCAGCCTGCGAACTAGCAAAGACGCAATACACCGGCAGATACAGCGCTGATTGCGATTCCTGCAAGGTCAGAGCGATTGCAAACGGACAAGAGCTATTCGACGCATTGCAGGCGCAGAAGATCACACCAGCTTACAAGGCTGTGCTGAAGAAAGCATTTGGCGACGGCTGGGAAGCTGGACACGAACGGGTTAAACAGTGGCGCATGAGCCGGAAGGAAACGAAATGACAGATCGTGAATTGCTGGAGCTGGCGGCTAAGGCGGCTGGGATTCGATTGTTTTGGAATGGCGGAAATTCATTCTTCCGAGCTGAAATGGAATACCCGCACGATAACTGGAACCCACTCAAAAACGATGGCGACGCGCTGCGGCTGGCTGTGAAGTTGGATTTGTTGTCTGGCGCTGAGTTTTGGCGCGAAAGAAGCGTTCAGTTGGCAATAGATGCGTTTTCTGGTGATCGGCAGGACCCATACGCAGCAACCCGCCGTGCAATAACAAAAGCAGCAGCAGAACTAGGAAATAATCTATGAGCTGGCCTAAAGGAAAGCCAAGAGGCAAGCGTGCCGTGATTCCATCCGGAGAGGTTTTTAACCGACTGACTGTGATTGATCGCGACGAATCAAAAACACAGCGAGCTTACTGGCGGTGTAAGTGCGAATGTGGGGCCATAGTTTCAATTTCTGCCTGTGATGTGAAGTCTGGTCACAGCAAAAGTTGCGGGTGCCTAAATCAAGAGGCCAGGATAAAGAACAACACAACCCATGGGATGAGTGGTACGCCAACCTACATCTCTTGGACGAACATGGTTGATCGCTGCTGCGATACAACAAACAAGCGATTTGCTCACTATGGCGGTCGTGGCATCCGTGTTTGTGATGAATGGATGAAGTTCGATGGATTCTTGAAAGATATGGGCGCTCGTCCTGACAAGCTAACTTTGGAGCGAGTGGACGTTGATGGGAATTACGAGCCATCAAACTGCAAATGGGCTACCAAGAAAGAACAGGCCAATAACTTGCGAAAGTCGATTCGAGCAATCTACCAAGGACAATCCTACACAGCGTCACAGCTAGCAGATTTGCTCGATGTTCCTTACGAGCGTGTCTATTGGGCCATCAAGAGGTATGGCGAAGATTGGCACGGCCACATAACCCGCGCTGCTGCTGAGATTGGAAAGGCCATGGAATGCTGATGAAAACACGCTCAATCGACTATCACGCAGTAGAAGAACACCACATCCCAGTGCATGAGCGGTTGATAAACTGGGCTATGTGGGCAAAGCCTGGCAAGGGTGTCGCTGTATCAGCTATGTTCAAAGGGTGGAAGTCAAATGCGTGGCAATGGCACCCAGCAGAATATCGGCCAACTGTGAACGAGCTAGACGCGCAAGCAGTTGAGAAAGGCATTTGCAAACTTCCAAAAAGGCACATGGAGGCCATAAAATGGGCCTACCTTGTGAGGTGCAACCCTGGAAAACACACCCGCCACATTGCGGCTAGTGACGCTGGGTTATGCGAAATTTTACGGAATGCGCGACAGATGTTGACAAACATACTGCCTGCGGCTATATAATTCCGCAGCGACGCAAATATGCAAGGCTCAATCCATGCGGAGGCGCAGTAGCCTTAAAAGATAACCGAGTTATCAAGCATGGAGGGAGACGCACAAAGCCCCACAGTAAACTGGCGGGGCTTTTTCTTTGCGCGTTTGCTTAAGTCGGTCGCATCCTTACACCAAAGCAGCTATTTAGCTCAGGGATGACGACCGACACCCAACAGGCTAGCAGTCAACTCCTATAAGGGCTGCATCAAGCGACACATATCAGCGCATCGGTTCTCCTTTGGCCGTTAAGCGGGGTGGGCGCTTGTATTTCACATTTCGGGCGAACCTAAACACTCCTGCCGCCGGGGAGTGGCAAACATCATGACCGTAGGACGACCCAGCAAATTTAAACCTGAGTATGTCGAGCAATCGCGCAAGCTTGCCCAATTGGGAGCGACAGACCGGGAGATTGCTGAGTTCTTTGAAGTGCATGAGGCGACGGTTCACCGTTGGAAAGCGGAATTTCCTGAGTTTTGCGAGTCCTTAAAAAGTGGCAAGGAACTTGCTGATGACCGGGTTGAGCGTTCTTTGTATCACCGTGCAATCGGATACAAGCACGACGCTGTGAAGATGTTTCAAGCTGGTGGTGAGATTCTGAAAGAGGAATACACCGAGCATTTCCCGCCTGATACGACTGCTGCGATCTTCTGGTTGAAGAATCGCCGTCCGGCGCAATGGCGTGACAAGACAGAGCAGACGCTAACCGGTGATTTGACGATTACCGGGCAGACAAAAGAGCAGCGTGATGCCGCAGTTGCAGCAGCAGCCCGCGCCGACGCCTGAGGATTTCGCGTTTTCCCGCCTGATTGCCTATGCGGCCTATCAATGGCCGGGGTACAAAGACGCGGCGCACCATCGGGCGATTGCCAGGAAGCTTGAGGCTGTAGAGCGCGGCGACATTACGCGGCTGATGATCTTCATGCCGCCACGGCACGGTAAATCGATGCTGGCGAGTGAGTTCTTCCCGGCTTGGTACATGGGGCGGAACCCTGACCAGTACGTGATTGCATCGACGTATGCGCAGGATTTAGCTGATGACTTCGGGCGCAAGGTAAAGGCGCAGATCAGCGACCCGAGCTATCAGGCGATCTTCCCAGGTGTGAAGCTGGCAGAAGACAGCCAGTCTGTGAAGCGTTTTCACATTGAAGGCGGTGGAACTGAGATAGGAACTGCACAGCGTGGCGCTTATTACGCGGTTGGTGTTGGTGGGCCACTGACAGGCCGCGGCGCTCACTTGCTGCTGATTGACGACCCAGTGAAGAACCGGGAAGAGGCAGACAGCGAAGTAACCCGCCGACGCATCAAGGATTGGTACACATCGACCGCATACACGCGATTGATGCCGGGTGCGCGGGTGGTTGTGATTCAAACCCGGTGGCACGAAGACGATCTGAGCGGGTGGCTGTTGGAAGACCACCAGCATGAAGGATGGGATGTTCTAAGCCTTCCTGCGCTGTCTGATGACGGCGCTTTGTGGCCTGAGCAATACCCAGTTGAAGCACTGAACCGCATCAAGCAGGCTGTTGGCTCTCGTGATTGGTCTGCGCTGTATCAGCAAAGCCCGGCGCCTGAGTCTGGCGACTACTTCAAGAAGGAGTGGTTCCAGTATTACGACGACTTGCCGAATTTGTTGCAGGTCTACGGCGCATCTGACTATGCGATCACGGCCAAGGGTGGCGATTACACGGTCCACGGAGTTTTTGGCGTTGACAGGAACCAAGACGTTTACCTGATTGACTTGTGGCGGCAACAGACGACCTCAGACGTTTGGATCGATGCGTTTCTAGACCTCGTCCACAAGCACAAGCCGATCCAGTGGGCCGAAGAGCAAGGCCAGATCATCAAGAGCCTTGACCCGTTCATCAACAAACGGAGCCAAGAGCGCGGCATTTATGTGGCGCGTGAGCAGTTCACCAGCCTGACGGACAAAGCCAGCCGAGCGCAGGCGATCCGAGGGCGCATTGCACAAGGGAAAGTGAAGTTTCCTCGCTATGCGCCATGGCTGGCAGACCTAGAACGAGAAATGCTGACCTTTCCGGTTGGCGTGAATGACGACATGGTTGATGTGCTTTCCCTGTTCGGGCGCATGTTGGACCAACTCAGCAGCAAATCAGCACCGAAACCAGCGGCCAAAGTGGACCGTTGGGATCGCGCTTTCAACTCAGACGACAACGAAGACTCATGGAAAACGACCTGAAGCAACTCACAGCCACGGAGGGCGAACTATCGCGGTTGGTCCAGTGGTTCGAGTCCGCTGAGGATTCAAGCCGTGAGGCCCGCGAAGTCTCCGAGAAGTGCCGCGATTACTACGATGGTGAGCAGTACACCGCCGAAGAGATTTCGACGCTGAAGAAGCGCAAGCAGCCGATCATCACTGTCAACCGCATCAAGCCGAAGATCAACACGCTCAAGGGCATGGAGTCCAAGAGCCGGACGAACCCCAAGGCTTTGCCGCGCAATGTGGGGTTTGATGATGAGGCCGCCGAAGCCTGCCAGGACTCGATTCGGTACGTGCTGGACAGCAATCAGGCGGATAACCTGTTCTCTGAGTGCTTCGATGATCTGTGCGTCGAAGGCACGGAGGGCGTTGAGGTCAACGTCAAACCTGACCCGAAGAGCGAAGACTTCATCGTTACGCTGCGCCATATCCATTGGGATCGGCAGTTCACCGATCCGCACAGCCGCGAGCGCTCTTTCAGTGATGAGAAGTACAGCGGCGAGGTGCTTTGGCTGGACTTGGAAGACGCCGAAGCGATGTACCCCGATGCAGCGGGCGTCATCAGCGCAACGATTGACAAGTTCGGCGGGAAGAACGGCGACACGTACAACGATAAGCCGCAGTACCGCTGGGCAGATGCGAAGCGCAAGCGCGTTTGTCTGATTTCCATCTGCTACCGCAAGGGCGGCGAATGGATGCATGCCGTTTTCGTGCGTGGTGGCTTCGTTCAAGAGCCGCAGCCGGTGCCATTCAAGGATGAAGACGGCAACAGCGAATCCATGTACATCTTCCAATCGGTGTACGTGGACCGCGACGGCAACCGATACGGGCCGGTTAAGGATTGGTTGAGCCAGCAGGACGAAATCAACAAGCGGCGCAGCAAGGCGCTGCACCTCATGAGCGTGCGCCAGTCCAAGGTACGTGCTGGCTCAGTGGATTCACTTGTCCAACTGCGCGAAGAGTTGGCAAAGCCTGACGGTGTGATTGTTGAGAACATTGAGAACGGCGTGACCATCTTGCCAACTGGCGACATGGCGCAGGCTCAGTTCCAACTGTTGCAGGAAGCCAAGAGCGAGATTGACGCGGTGGGCGTGAATGCTGCCATGTCAGGCACTGAGACACGCTCCATGTCTGGCCGTGCGCTGGAGGCTCGCGCAAACGCTGGATCGTCAGAGGTTCAGCCGATCCTTGACGCACACGCGCACTTCAAGAATCGTGTGTATCGCGCCATCTGGAACCGTATTCGCCAGTACTGGACGGCTGAGAAGTGGGTGCGCGTCACCGACAACGAAAAGAACATCAAGTTTGTTGGCTTGAACCAGCCTGTAACGATGCTGGACAAGTACACCGAGCAGGCCAAGAAAGCAGGCCAGCCGCTTGACCCGCAGATGTTGGAGCAGTTGAAGCAAGACCCACAAATGATGGTTGTCGTGGGACAGAAAAACGTCCCAGCAGACATGGATGTGGACATTATTTTGGACGAAGTGCCCGACTTTGCTGCACTGCAATCCGAGCAGTTCGCACAGTTGGCTGACATGGCGTCCAAAGGCATGGCGATACCGCCCGAGGCCATCATTCAAGCCTCTAGCCTGCGCGACAAAGACAAGATTCTCAAGATGATGCGCGGCGAGACTGAAGACGGAAATACCAGCCCGCAGCAAGTACAGCAGATGCAAGAGCAGATGCAGCAGCTTGACGGCGCCATTCAGGGCATGAGTCAAGAGATTGAGCAGAAAGACGCCGAAGCACGCGCCCTGCAATTGAAGCTTGAGCAAGAGCAATCCAAGCGCATCAAGGTTGAGAACAAGCTGAACTCAACTGAAGCCGTCAACGAAATCAAGGCCGCGCAGCAAGAGCTATCAACACAGATGCAGGCTCCACCTGAACAAAGCGATGTGCTGGCCGCTTTGCAGGGCATGAGCGCAGGACTGTCTCAGATGTTGCAAGCCATCCAGGCGAGCGCAGAACAGACGCAACAGGGCATTGCACTCATTGCCCAAGCCATTGCCGAAAGCAACGGCGGTTATATCGAAACACCCGAGGGTTAAATCATGGCGAATATGTTTGGTAGTGGCGCATTCAGCTACAGCGACCAGTCTGCGAACAAGGTGAACTTGTACAAAGACCCTGTGACGGGGGTTTTGTTTGCTGGTGAGGATCAGAACGACCCTGCTGCTGAGGCGGTTGGTGGAAGGGAGTTCACATCGCCAAACTCTATTGTTTTGTTTGGAGACTCCATAACCAACAACAACAACGTCAACAACGGTCAGTCTGGGGCGTCCAACGTCACAACCCAATCAAAGACGCAGGACATTGGATGGTTCACATGGGCAAATATCATGCTCAATGGAGCCTTCAAGGTGGTGCGAAACAGCGCTGTTGCGGGCGACAAAACCGGCGACATGCTGGCGCGAATGGAGTCTGATGTTTTGGCCTATGCACCTTCGTGGGTATTGGTTGCAGGCGGCATCAATGACCGCGACCTAGGCGGTGGTGCTGACCGTGGTTTTGACTACACAGTTGGAAATCTCAAGGCCATCTGCTCTCGATTGAACGCATCCGGCTCCATGGTCCTGTTGGCAACCTTGATCCCAAACAACGCGATCAACACTCTTGGTGCCGGAAATATCAAGGTTGAGAACCTGATGCGCGTCAATGACTGGATTAGACGCTATGCCGAGGCGACGCCCGGAGTGGTGTGCGTCGATGTGTTTTCCTCAATCTACGATCAAACGACAGTGTGCGGCGCAATTTCTGGTTCTTTGGCAGACCAGTCGCACCCAAGCACGAGCGGCGCATGGCGAATTGGCGCTGCCGCTGCCCGTATCTTGACCGGCATCATCAAACCGAGGCCAGTGGTTTCCTCCCTTGGAAGCGTTGCATCTGCAACCAACCCGCATGGGAACCTGATCAGGTTTTCGACTATGAGCGGCACCACGGGCACGCTACCAGTTACCTACGTTACGACCGGCACCGTTCCAGAAGGTTGGTGGCTGCAAGAGTCTGGAGCCACTGCAAACGCTGGGCACACCATCACCATGACGCGCCCAGCACGTACCGACTTCCCGGTGCAATCGTGGTGGCAAACAGTCATTGCATGGACTGCTGCGCAAAGCGCGGTTTGTACGTTCACGCACCGTCTGCTGACTGGTTCGACCTTGACGATTCCTGCGGGTGTTGTGGCTGGCGATCCGCTTGATTGCTCGATAGAGTTGGAATATTCCGGGGTTACGAACGCTGGGCCTCTGACAGTCGAATTCATCGCAAGGCAAGGCACGACCGAACTTGCAATCGCCAACTTCCTTTATGGAGAGACTCTGACTACGCCGACGCCGGCCTTTGCTGGTGTCGTAACGATCAACAATTTTCCGCTGCCTGCTGGCGCTGACAATATTTTTGTTCGTGTTCAGACGCGCAACCTCGCTGGCACTGCTGGCGGCTACACACTGCGCATCGGGCGCTTGTTCTGCGGGAAGCAGTTAACGTCTTTTTGATATGCCAACATGACCAACCTTTTCGCGTCCTCTACCACCGGCTAACACAGTCGAATCAGTAACCACAACACAACCCGCCCGGAGCAATCCCGGCGGGTTTTTTGTTGCCCTGCCGCCGAGGGAATTCGGGCGAAAGGTGCCGCCGACCGTTCGGGCGATTAGGAAGACCAATGAGTGATTTGGAAGAAGTTTATGCAGCCCGCAGCGTGAACGAGGAAACGCAAGCCGTGCAACACACGCACGACGAGCCGGAGTCGATTGAAGCTGTGGACACGGGCGATGAACAGAGCGTGCCGCCGACGCCAGAAGCAGAAGCCAAAGAACCGGAGGTCGATTGGCGTGCCCGTGCTGAACAAGCGCAGCGGCAAGCTGAGGAAGCAGAGCGCAAAGCAAAAGGACTCGAGCAAGCCATTGCAGCCGCTCGCCAAAAGGTGCGGGAACAGCCGCAGCCAAGTTTCAACGAAGACCCTGAAGCATTCGTCCAGCGTGTACGCGCAGAGATGCAAGAGCAGGTGAAGCTGGTCCGAATCGAATCGGCACAAGCAGCAGCCCGCGCACGTCATCCAGACTACGACGAGAAAGAACAGGTTTTCGCACAACTGGCTGAGACAAATCCCTATCTGGTGGCGCAGTTGCAGCAAGCCGCAGACCCTGCGGAGTTCGCCTACAAGGCCGCGCAGTTCCATACGGAAATGCAGGCCGCAGGCGGTTCGATTGAGGCCCTGAAAGCCAAGATCGCCGCCGATTTGCAAGCGGAAAAGCAAGCCAAGTTCCAGGCGCAGGCGCAAAGCCTCCCCAAAACCCTTAGCGGAGCCATCGGCACCGGTCGCAGCAGTGCGCAGGTGTTCACAGGCCCGACTCCACTTGATGACATCTACGCCAAGAAAGGCAAATAACCATGGCACTTACCACCGCCGCAACCAACCTGACTCCCAAACAATGGGACGATCAGTTCTTCGCCGAATACGTCCGCGAATCCCGCTTTTTCCCCTATGACGGCACTGCGGAAACCTCGGTCATTCACGTTAAAGAAAACCTCGCCAAGAGCCCTGGTGATACGGTTTACTTCGCCCTTGAAAACCGCCTGCGCGGCGCTGGCGTGACCGGCAACGGTCTGCTTGAAGGCAACGAGGAAAAGCTGAATACCCGTGAATACGGCCAGACGATCCAGACCTACCGCAACGCCACGGCTGTGACCGGCCACGACGAGCAACTGAGCGCAATCGATCTGCGCAACGCCAGCAAGTCGGCGCTGAAGCTGTGGGCCATGGAACTGAAGCGCGATCAGATCGTGACCGCTCTCGGCTCCATCGATGGCGTGGCTTTCGGCACCGCCAACGCAACCCAGCGCAACGCTTGGACCGCTCGCAACAGCGACCGCGTTCTTTTTGCGAAAACCTCCGGG